ACGCTGCAATCCGGCTCGGTCGATCTGAGCAACACCACCAAGGAACTGCAGGGGCAGAACAAGTACCCCGTAGCCGTGGGCGTGGGCGCCGGCAAGATCACCGGCAAAGCTGCTGCTGCCTCCATCGATCTGAACCTGTACAAGAACCTGTACTTCCAGGGCGATGGTGTTCTGGCGACTGGTAACACCAAGTTCCAGTACGCAGAGGCAGGATCGATTCCGAGTGCAACGGCCTACACAGTCACCGTCACGAACAGCGCCGAGTTCGTCGAGGACTATGGTGTTACGTTCGCGGACGGTACTCCGCTGGTGACCGTCGCATCCGGGCCCACTGCAGGCCAATACAGCGTCGCGGCGGGCGTCTACACCTTCGCGGCTGCGGATGCCGGGAAGGCGGTCCTTATCACCTACACCTACACGGTGAGCGCCTCGGGTCAGTCGCTGCAGGTCACAAACCAGCCCGTAGGCGCCGCATCGACCTTCAAGCTCGTCCTGGCCGGCCAATACAACGGTGTCTGGACGGCGCTGACGCTGTACAGCTGCGTTAGCAGCAAGCTGTCGTTCGCGACGAAGCTCAACGACTTCATGATCCCGGACTTTGAGTTCTCGGCGATGGCTGACTTGACTGGGCGCGTGATCGCCTTCAATTCCGACGCCAGCGCAGCGGCGTAAGGGTAGGCCATGAGCAACGTCAAGACGATTGACCTCGCCACGCGCTCGGTGAAGATCGCGCCGTTCAGCTTCAAGCAGCTCGATGACCACCAGGCCGACATCAACCTGCTGATGCAGAACTTCACGCTCGGCGAGTCGGCGCACCGTGATGCACTCGTGAGAGTCATCACGGTGGCGGCGACGCGCGCCGGCGATCCCGTCACGGAAGATGAAGTGCGCGATGGCCTGGACCTGAGCAACGCCCATGACGCGCTGCTAGCGTTCTTCTCTCGCAACGGCTTCGTACCCAAGGATGGCGCGCAGTCGGGGGAAGCGACGGCCGCCCCTTCGGCGAGCTGAACCTTGCCGAGGTGGTGGCCGAAATCGCCGCCATGGCCGGTTGGGCTCCATGGGATGTGTGGGAGCGGTTGACGTGGACGGACTACACCGCTCTCACGCGTCGCTGGGCGCAGTGGCCGCCCCTCGTTGTCTCCACCGCCGTGCTGGCCAAGGTCGCGCCCTTCCAGCGTGACGGCAGCGCCGCGGCTGCAGTGAAACCCCCTGAGATATCCCCCGAAGCACGTGAGCGTGAGCACGCGCGCCTGCTCGACATTGCCCTGAAGGACTGACCTGTGAGCGTTTCCGCTGACGAAATCCGCGTCCTGCTCACCGCAGACTCCACGCAGTTGCAGGAGGGCATGGCGGAGGCGAGCGCCGCCACCACGAGCGCCGTACAGGCGCAAATGGCTGCTTTCACGGATCTCGACAGTCTGCTGAAGGGGCACACGGCCACGATGGCCGAGCTCGCCACGCAGGGCGAAGCGGTCGCCACACTCCAGCAGGCCGGCCTGGCCTCCACGGAGCAGCTCGAGGAGGCATATGCGGCGCTTGAGGCTGCAGAAACGCGCCTGAATGTGGCCACCGTTGCTACAGCTGACACGCAGGCGGCCGTGAATGATGCTTTCACCGTCACCGGCGGATCGGCGCGCGAGCTGGGCGTCATGATCGGCGAGCTTCTGCGCGGCAACTACACGCGCCTTGAAGGCTCGACGGTCACGCTGGCGAACCGTACCGGCATCCTCTCGTCGGCACTGCAGTTCATGCTGTCGCCGGCCGGACTGGTCGCTGAGGCACTCGCGGGCATCGCTGTCGCAGCGCTCAGCGCATCGAACGACATCAACAAGCTGCGCGCGGCGGTGATTGGAACGGGAGGCGCCAGCGGCTACACCGTCGATCAGCTGCGCGAAATGGAGGATGCGCTGCAGAAGAATGGCGCGAGCGCCGGGCAAGCGCGCGACGCCGTCACGGGCGTGGCCAGCTCCGGCAAGCTGCTGGGCGACAGCTTCGAGGCCGCGGCCTCCGCGGCCGTGAACATGAGCAACATCACTGGGCAGTCGGTCGACGAATCCGTGAAGGTCATCAGCCGGCTTGCCGATGATCCTGTGCATGCGCTGAAGGAACTGAACCAGCAGTTCCACTTCCTCACGCCAGCGCAAGCGCAGGCGATTGCGACCCTCCAGCAGAGTGGTCAGACCACCGAAGCCACCGCGCAGTCGGTGCAACTCCTGAATGCGGCGCTCATTCAGTACAACGAGAAGCTCGCGCAGGCTGGCGGCGGCACGGCGAGTTTTTGGGCGACCGCGAAGCGCGGCGCCTCTGATCTCGCCGGCGACTTCAAGAACCTGTTCAACGGACCCGACCTGCAGCAGCAGCTCGACAACGTCAACGACAGCATCGAGACGTTCGCCAACAAGTACAAGACCGCCTTCGCGCAGGACAGCAGCAACACGCTGCACTTCAATGCCACCGGCGTCAGCGCGGGCGACATCGAACAGATCAACGGGCTGCTGCAGATCCGCCAGAACCTCGAACAGCAGATCACCTCGCAGCAGCAGGCGCAGCAGCAAGCCTCGAAGCAGGAAGTTGATACGACTGACCAGGTCAACAAGATCCTGTCCGCTGCGGGCGGCGCGACCAAGGGCCTCGAAGACCAACTGAAGCAGCAGGAGGCGGACCAGCAGGTCAGCTACGACAAGCGTCTCGGTTTCGAGCTGAATTACTGGCAGCAGGCCTACGAGACCTCGGAGGCGGGGAGCGCCCAGCAGGCAACCGCGTGGCAGAAGCTGCAGGAGCTGCAGAAGCAGCTCGACCAGCAGGAACTGGAGACCTGGAAGCAGACCCAGCAACAGCGAACCGAGGCCGCGCGCAAGAGCGTGCAGGATGTCATCCAGCAGTATGAGCTGCAGCGCTCGGAAGAACAGGCTGGCAGTCAAGCTCGTATCGCCACCGATGCGCAGCTGATGGCACGCCTGGAGCAACTGGAAGGCCAGAATACGGCTCAGTTCCGCGCCGCGCTCAATCAGCGACTGGAGGATACGAAGGAGTTTGTAGCGCAGCAGGAGGAACTGGCAAAGAAGGAGGCCGAAAACGAAGTTTCTTCGCAGGCACTAGCTGTAAATGGCGCTGAGAAAGCGGCGAATGACAAGCGCCGTGCAAACGATGCTGCGTGGAAAGCTGGAACTGAGTCTGCGCAGCAGTACCTCGCAACCGAAAAGGAGATTGATCAGGAGCTGCTGAATGCCTACGCACAATACCTCAGTGCAAAGGTTGCGTTAGATCCGGGAAACGTTCAGGCCCTGAATGCCGATGCCAAAAAGTGGCAGGACGAATCGGATGCCGTCAACAACGAGATGACCAAGGCGTCGCAGCAAGCGGCAGAGAAGACGCAGCAAGTCTGGAACCAAGCCGCCAACCAGATCACCCGATCGATGGTGCAGGGCTTCGACCAGATGATCTTCAAGAGTGGCAGTACCAACGAGACGATGGCGCAGCAGGCCAAGCAGGCCGCAGGCCGCATCATCGAGTCGCTGGTCAACGAGGTGCTGGAACATTTCATCGGCGCGGAGGTGAAAAAGCTCGCGGCCTACATACAGACGCAGCTCGGAATCACCACTTCCACGGCGAGCACCACAGCCACCACGATTGCGACCGACAAGACCAAGTCCGCGCAACTGATCGCCGATGCCGCTGGCGTAGCGGGTGCCCAAGGCACCGCGTCGTTCGCTGCCGCGCCGTGGCCGATCGACATGGGCGCCCCGGCTTTCGGCGCCTCAATGGCCGCTTCGGCCGCCGGCTTCGGATCGATCGCATCGGCCGCCGGCGGCTGGGACAACGTGCCCGCCGACCAGATCGCGCAGATCCACAAGAACGAAATGATCTTGCCTGCGCACATCGCGGACTTCGTGCGGCAGGGCGCGGCCGGCATGCAGCCGCATGGTGCGCCAGCAGCCGGCAACGCTGGCATCACTCAACACCTGCATTTCAGCGCCGTGGACGGCAAGAGCCTGACGCGAATGTTGACCAGTAACCCCGATGCAGTCACCAAGGCAGCGCGTCGCGCAATAGGACGCGGCGGCAGACGCTGATTCTAAGCAATATTCAAAACGAAAGCCCCGGCAGCGCGAACTGACCGGGGCTTTCTGTTTCCGCCCCTGCAGGACCAGGAGAGGACGTTGCGAAAGTATACCAAGGGCAAATTGACCGTGAACAAACAAGGCATCCAGTTCGACGGGATTTTCTCGCCATGGCTGCGCTTCTGCATTGGCCTAGCCATCGTCCTGTTGGCGCTCGCTCCGTTGATGCACGTCATTCGGTGGTGGTGACATGTCCTACAACGTATGGCCAGGGAGCGGTTTTGTCGGCCGCGGCTGGGACATCAAGAAGCGGCCGATCACCTCGACGATCATCCAGGCCGCGGACTCCGGTGCCGAGTACCGCACGCAGCGTTACCAGTACCCGCTGTATGAGTTCGACATCGAAATACCGTACCTGTCGCAGGCTGACTACGACAGCCTGATCGGCTTCTACAACCAGCAGGGCGGCCCGGCCACGCCGTTCTATTTCAGCGCCGACAACGACAGCGCCGTGAGCGGCCAAGGCTTCGGCACGGGCGACGGTACGACGAAGGCCTTCCAGCTCATCAAATCCAACGGTGGGTACTGGGAAGAACCTGTGGCCGGCGTCGATGGCGCCCCGACAATCTATGTCGCCGGGACGGCCACCACGCCTCAATCCGTCTCCGCCTCCGGGCTCGTGACCTTCACGAATGCGCCTGCCAGCGGCGCGGCGCTCACATGGACGGGCCAGTACTACTACCTCGTGCGCTTCAAGGACGACCACATCGAGATCGGACAATTCATGAGCCAGATGTACGAGGCCACCACCATCACGTTGAGATCCGTGCGATGAAAAGCGTGTCGGCCGACTTCCTCAGCATGCTGGAGGACAACGCCACCCTGGTGGAAGCCGACCTCTACACTTTCACGCTCGCCAGCGGCGTCGTGCTGCGCTACACCTCGGCGCAGATCAACATCGTGTATGACGGCAATACCTATCAGGCCGCGTTCCTGGACTCGGCGCCCGGCTTTCACCGCGGGCAATGGTCGTGCACCCGCGGGCTGCAGTCGAACGAGATGGAGATCGACATCCTTTTCGATGCGAGCACGCTGCTCAATGGCGTGGCACCCGCCGCGTTCGTCAATGCCGGCGGCTTCGACAACTGCAATGTGCGCATCGACAAGGCCTTGGCGCCCGATTGGTCGAATCCAGTCGTGAATGGCGTCGTGAACCTGTTCGTCGGCATCGTGGGGCAATGCAAGACGGAAGCCGGGAAGGTGGCGCTCACCGTCAATGACATGCTGGCGTATCTGCAGACCACCTTCCCGAGCAATTATGTGTTGCCGCAGTGCAATCACTGCCTTTTCGACGCCGGCTGCGGCCTCACGAAGGCCACCTATGCCGCGGAGGGGACAGTCACTTCCGCCGGAGGCTCGCCGACACTGACGGTATTCGGCACCACTCTCACGCAGGCCGATGGCTGGTTCGCGCTTGGGAGCGTCGTCTGGACCTCGGGAAAAAACAACGGCCTCGTGTGCCCCGTCAAGTCGTATACGAACGCGAACGGCCAGATCACCCTGATCTATCCCACCGGTGTGGTGCCGGCCGTGGGCGACACCTTCACGGCCTACCCGGGCTGCGACAAGACGCAGAGTACCTGCACAAGCAAGTTCAATAACACCACGCACTTCCGCGGCTTCCCCTACGTGCCGACCCCTGAGACGCTGGAGGTAGGCGGCCAGGGTTCGCAGCCACCCGTGACCACGGGCGGCGCGGGCGGCGCAGGCTTGCGTGGCATCGCGCGCGGCCCGGGAGGCCAGAGTGGCAGCTTCACCCAGTCGTGACGCCATCGTTGCGGAGGCGTTGAGCTGGTGCGGCACGCCGTACCACCACGAGGCCGACATCAAGGGCGTCGGGGTGGACTGCGCGATGCTCCCCTTGCGCGTGTTTTCGGCGCTGGGCGTCCTTCCGGCCGATCTCGATCCGCGCCCCTATGCGCCGGACTGGATGTTGCACCGCTCCGAAGAGATTTATCGCGGCTGGGTAGAGCGCTTCGCCGATCGGGTGGAGGCGCCGGAACCCGGCGACCTGGTGTTGTTTCAAGTGGGCCGCTGCCTTGCGCATGGCGGCATCGTCATCGGTGACGGCGTGATGGTGCACGCCGATCTGCACGCCGGCTGCGTGGAGCGCTGCGACATCCGTCGCTGGCACGACCGCATCGGTGGGTATTGGAGGTTTCGCAGTGTCTAACCTGTTCGGCGGAAGCAGCGCCAGGACCGCAGCCACGACGCCCACGCAGGCCATGGGCATCGATTTCACCTCTGCGCAGTACGGACCGCCGCTGACGGTGATCTACGGCACCAACAAGACCGCCGGCACGTGCATCTGGTACGGGGACTTCAAGTCGACCGCGCAGAAGACCAAGACGGGCGGCAAGGGCGGCGGAAGCACGACGACGGGTTACACCTACTCTGCCAGCTTCCAGCTCGCCTTGTGCGAAGGCCCCATCCAGGGCATCGGCACCGTCTGGAATGGCACCTCGACGGTGAGCCTATCGTCCGTCGGCGCCGTGACAGCGCTCGGCACGCAGGGACAGGCGCCATGGTCGCATCTGAGCGGCGCCGCCTCTCTTGGCTATACCGAGACCGCGCTGGCGAGCGTCCAGAATCTGAGTCTCGGTTCCAGCGCCAGCTTGCCCGACTGGAATTTCGAAGTGCAGGGGCTTTGCATCTATGGCTCCGGCGTCGTGGATGCAGAGCCTTCCGCCATCCTCAATGACATCTGCACGAACTCGCAACACGGCATCAGCTTCCCATGGGTGGGCGACCTGACGCAGTACCGCGACTACTGCGTGGCCACAGGGCTTTTCATCTCGCCGATCTACGATCAGGAGGAATCCGCCGAAAGCACGCTGGAGGACTTGCTCAAGTACACCAACAGTGCCGGCTGGTTCAGCGAAGGCGTCCTCAAGGTAGCTCCCTACGGCGACACGACGGTCACCGGCAACGGCGTGACCTACACGCCAAACGTGTCCCCGCTGTTCGACCTTGGCACGTCGGACTTCATCATCGACACCCCAGGGGATGCGCCGGTCCAGGTCACGCGCAAGTCGCCTGCCACCGCCATGAACATGGTGCGCGTGCAGTACACCGATCGCGCGAACACCTACCACGACAGCGTGGAGGTGGGCACGATCGACGAGGACATCATCACCAACGGTCAGCGCGCGGACGACACCGAAGACTGCGAGATGGCGATGGCCGCGAGTGTCGCGCGTTTCATCGCCCAGAACCTCGTGCAGCGCGCGTTCTTCATCCGCAACACCTACGAGTTCAAGCTCAGCTGGCGTTACTGCATGCTGGAGCCGATGGACATCGTGACGCTCACCGATCCCGTCACGGGCCTGAACCTGACGCCGGTGCGGATCACCGAGGTGGCGGAAGATGAAAACGGCACCCTCTCGATCACGGCCGAGGAGTTTCCGGAGGGCGTCGGCCATTCGGCGATCTACAACACGCAGCCGAACAGCGGAAGCACCATCGATCCGAATGCCGACCCCGGGGCAGTGAACGCTCCGTATCTCTTCCGGATGCCTGGCTTCCTCGCGTCGAACAACACGCCGGAGATCGGCGTCGCGGTGAACGGCTCGAATGCCCTCTGGGGCGCTGCGGATATCTACCTGAGCCATGACGGCAGCAGTTACTACTACGTCGGCACCACCGCCCAATCGGCGACCTATGGCGATTTGGGGACGGCGCTCCCCGTGGCGAGCGCAGACCCTGACACCACCAACACGCCGACGGTACAGCTCTATGCGCCCGGCGAACTGTTGGGCGGCTCCCAAGCCGATGCCGACAACTTCGTCACACTGGCCATGGTCGACAGCGAGGTGGTCAGCTACGAGAGCGCCACGCTTACCGGGAGCGAAACCTATCAGTTGAGCTACCTCCGGCGAGGCGCCTACGGCACCGGCAATGTGGGGCACGCCGCGGGAGCACCCTTCGTGCGCCTGGACGATGCCATCTACCGCATGCCGATCGATCCTTCCCTGATCGGCACCACGATCTATCTCAAGTTCGTCTCCATCAACTGCTTTGGGCGCACTCCACGCACCCTGGCCGAGGAGATGGCTTACACGTACGTCGTCGGCACGAATGCGGAGCTGCCGGACGTTCCGCCGCCACCCGCCTCGTTTGCCACGCAGGGCGTCGCGGATGGCGTGAGCATCACATGGAACAACACCAATCCCGCGGCCGTGGGGTGTACGACGATCGAGCGCAGCACGGCCTCCGGGGGTCCGTGGGCCGTGATTGCGCAGGTAGGGCCCACCACCACGGGGTATACGGACCATTTCACCGACGGTTCGACGTACTACTACCGGGCGCGTGCCCGTGGACCGCTGATTTCCTCGGGCTGGTCGTCCTACAGCGACGTTTTCAACAGCACCGGAACCGATGTGAGTGCCATCGTGACGAATGTCACGAGTGTGCAGACGCAGGTCAACGATCTCCAGATCATCAACCTGTCGATGTCACAGGGGATGCTGGGCTGGACGAGCGCTCCCACGAGTGAATCGGCAAATTGGTACGGCGAAACCGGCACGAATGGCCCGAACGGAGGCACCTCGACGTACATCGTCCACAAGGTCAGCGGCGTCACGTCCACGCTCGACAACACTTTGATGCCTTGCTATCCGGAACAGGTCATCAAGGCGCAAGGACAATGCCGCGGCGTGGGCTCACCGAATGGTGCCGCGGCGATGTTCATCGCCTTCTACGACATCAACAAGAGCCTGATCGGCGCACCGACAACCAGCAGCCAGGTCAGCGGCAACGGTCAATACCAGCTCGTCGTTACGGCCATTGCGCCCTCGAATGCTGCCTTCGTGACACTTGGCCCGAGCGGCGGCTATGCCACCAGCACGCCGGCTGGCTACTACACCTTTGCCAACTTCTCGTGGAACTATCAGCCGTCGACCGCGGACGAATTGCCGGAAAGCAGCACGCGCAAATGGGCCGCCGAGTCGGGAGCGACGGTGGGGGCGACGTGGGGAAGCAACATCCAAGAGCAGCCGCAGGCCGTCGGCGCGAATCTCTGCCAACACGGGGATTTCAGCGATAGCTCCCTGGGCACATGGTTCGCAAACGACGGCAATGCATTGGCGTTGAATTATCCCTCCGGGATGCAATTCACCGCCGGCGCCGTCACAACGGCCAGAGACACTTACGAGGGCACCAACTACTTCACCGTCAGTGGCGCCCAAGCGATCTTCATGAGCGCCTGGATGTCGGCCGGTAGTTCGGCTCTCCAGCTCGGCCTGGAATGCATCGACACGGGCGGATCCGCGCATTGGGTAGCCGCCTGCACGCTGGCTGCTGGACAGGGATGGCAAGCCGTGAGCGGTCTCGCCACAGTCCCGGCGAATTGCATTAAGGCGCGCGCATGGGTCGGACAGAACATCACGGCGGGATCGAACGCGAGCACCGGCTATTTCGCACAGGTGGACATTCAGCGCACGGCACTCGCCACGCCGGGAAGCGGCTTACAGATTGGCGACCAGCGCAACCTTCCGGCCATCACGTTCTCCAATTACGGGAGCGGATGGAATGGCATGTCATTGTCGTACACATCGACCACGACGAGCGCCACGATTACGGCTTCCGCGGCGACGCTGCAGGCAGGCAGTGTCGCCATTGGCTACAACGCGGCGAGCGTCACCGTCTCGGGTAGCGCTGGCAGCTCGACGACCTACTACCTCTACTACACCGACCCCAACCATGCAGGTGGCTCGCTCACACTCAACGCCTCGACAAACATTCTCAACGCGCTGAACAACAACGGGAACGTCTACATTGCCGCCGTTTCGGTGAGTTTTCCCACCAGCGGTTCCGGTGGCGGCAGTGGTGGAGGGCCTTGCGCCCTGCGGACAGCCTGGGTCATTCGTCGAGAGCGCCTAGGGCGCCCTCAGCATGTCCGGGCAGCGAAAGTGCGTGTCGGAGACTGGTTATTGCGCTCCGATGGACAGTGGGCTCAGGTCACCTATTCGCAACCGCGGAAGACGGATTGTGTGCGCCTCGTGGCAGATGGTTTCGGCACTCTTGGCTGTTCCGTCAGCGCGCCGCTGGAGACGGTGGAAGGGTCGGTACGCGCAGCGGAATGCTTGCAGCACGAGGTCGTATTGCGCATGCATGCTGTGCGCCGGCATGCCGCCATCACGCGCGTGCATGCCCTGGGCGAACAGTGGGTGCAACACATCACCTTGGGCAACGCCCCCAATGACTTCTTCTGGGTGGGGGACGCGAAGGAATGCCTGTTCGCTCACCACAACATGAAGCCCATCAATACGTGAGGCATCCCCTATGAGCTACACCGTCACGTCGCCACAGCCGGCGGGGCTACAGGCCGGCGAAACCTGCGTCACGCTCGACAGCGGCCAGCTTGTGGCTGTCCAGTTGTCAGCGACGCCCGTGAATAACAATGCCGGCATGGTCTTCGCCGCCCAAGCTCGTGCCATCAATGCGGACGGCTCGACCGTGATGCACGGCACTGTCCCCGTGGTGACCGCTGGCCGACACATGTCTTCGCACGATGAATACGTGCGACTGGGTGCCGATGCGCTGGGAAAGGGAATGGTGCTCGCCGTGCTGGGGGAAACCTTGTCGACGGAGACCGTGGACAGCGGAGGCACCAATGTCACCCAGCCCATCCCGAATGTCGGCGCCGACGCCATCGCGGCATGGAGCATCCGCAACATGCTTGCCGTGTCATCGAATGCCTCCAGCGTGACCTCGGCCGCCGTGATCTAAGACACAGAAGGAAAACCCCATGAGCTTCCCCTCCGGATGGGCACTCGTCCCGGTCCACGGCACATATTTGTCGCTCGACGGCTCGCCACTTGCGGGAGCCGTCCGATTCCGCAGTGGCCAGGTGATATTGGGCGACGGCACTGTGGTGACGCCCGTCGATTTCGTTTTCATTCTGGATGCGACGGGATCATTCAGCGGCTTTCTCCCAGCGACCGATGATCCCAACTTCGTGCCGACGAATTGGGCGTACTCCGTCTATGAATCCGTGCCGGGTGGCAGGAAGCCGTTCTCGATCTTCGTCCCGTACGAGTCGCAGGGGATCGACATGTCGACGGTGGCTCCGGTGGTGCCTCCCCCGGAACTCGTGAGCACTATCGGACCACCGGGCCCGGCGAATGAGCTGACCATCGGTACGGTGACCACGCTCGCACCCGGATCTCCGGCGACCGCGACTCTGACGGGAGAGTCCCCTGCGCAGATCCTCAGCTTCGGCATTCCGCAAGGCGTGACCGGAAATCAGGGCGAGAAAGGCGATACGGGCTCGCAAGGTCCGGTAGGACCTCAAGGTATTGCAGGGCCCGCAGGTCCGGCTGGCCTCATGTGGCAGGGCGCCTACGACAGCACGAAGGCGTACGCAATCGATGATGCCGTGGGCTATCTCGGGGCATCCTGGTTCGCCACAGCCGCGCATGCGGCCAACGACGGCATACCGCCCACCAATGAGGCCGGCGGATCCCCCAATGCAGGCTGGGCGCTTCTTGCTCAGGAGGGATCGCAAGGACCGCAGGGACCGCAAGGCATTCAGGGGGAGACGGGTGCCGATGGCCATATCCTGACAGTGCTCACATCGACCAACGTCTCCGGCTCGGTCGCCATCGATCTGATTTCCGGCTCGCTCTATGACTTCACGCTGGCCGGGGATACGTCGCTCTCATGGACCGGGCTTCCATCCGCCGGCACGGCCGTCGAACCTCGCATTCGTATCCACCAGACCGCGGGGACCGCCTACACCCTGACGATGCCACCGAATGGCATGTGGCCCGGCGCATACCCTCTGCAGCTATCGGATGCATCAAGCGGTCCCACCCTGGATGAATTCGGCGCCACGGTCCTGAGCGATGGCAGCTGGACAGGCTATCCCGTGGAGGGCTTCGGCTGATGTTCTCCAACCCTGTCCGGTATAACGCCGGGATCATTCGATGCAACGGCACGCCATTCCTGTCGAACGCCGCCGGCACTGAAACAAGCGCGCAGCTGCTCGACCGGCACGGCAACCCGATCGGCGCGGGGAAGGTGAAACGCGTCGATGCGATCCACCGAACGGACTGGCAGGGTAGGCAATTGTTGTACCCGACGGCGCGGACGAATTGGATCAAGCAATCCGAGACATTAAGCACTTCGCCGTGGATCACGAATGTAGCGGGGTCGGTATCAGCTGTAGATGCTGGCGTAGCGATGGCGAACGGTGGCCCTGAATATTGGAAGATCGGTCGACTGGTTGCGAGGGCTGGTGGTTGGGAACAGCAGCTATCAGGCTATACGCCCGCGATAGGCGACGTCATCACTCTGACTTTTGCTGCGCGCGGTTATCTCACCAACACACATTTCGCAGCAGGGATTTACACGGCGAACGCATGGGGCATTGGTGGAGTAGGGTCAGCACAAATTCTAAGCGGCCCAGGAATTATCGCGGTCTACACGGGAAGTGGCCTTTACCAATTATCAAATTTAACAACTACGGACGACACATTAGTTCAAATACAGCGAACACTTAATTCGTCCGATCTAGGCGCAGGGCCACGCGCATTTTATTACCCTGCGTCGCCGAGCGACACAACGCTTAATATCGCGAACCTCCTTACGCGCGTGATGATGAGCATCGATATTGATCCGCAGGGCGCCTACATAAAAACCGGCGCAGCAACTGCAACCGTCACCGACTACGCACTCTCCGGCAGCACTGTCAATTTCGGTGAGACGGCTTCGGTCGGGGCTAACTACGATTGGACAGGAGTGGCAAAACGATGAGGCGCTTTCGCCGAATCCTGCTGCAGCCAATCCTTGTACTCGGCCATGGTCAGCATCTCGACGGCGCGGCGGAAGAGGGGACGCGGGTTGATGCGATCCATTGGGGCAGCGTACGTCGGGGGTGTCTCAGGGCTTGGGAGCCTTCGTGCAGTAGGCTGCCCATGTTTCCATGAGCCGGCGCCGCTTCTCCAGCAGCGCGCCACGGCGATAGGCGGCCTCCGTCTTGTCCCGGATCGCATGCGCCAGCGCCATCTCCACGACTTCGCCGGGAAACGCTGTCGTCTCGGCCGCCCAGTCTCTGAACGATGACCGGAAGCCGTGCACGGTGCATGACTTGCTCATGCGCTTCTGCAGCAGATACAGCATCGCGTTCTCGCTCAGGGCGAACGGCGGCTTGTTGCGTGGCAGCCCCCGCAGCAATTCGACCAGTTCCGGCACCAGCGGCACGACATGCTCCACGCCGGCCTTCATGCGTGCAGCCGGAATCGTCCACAGCGCCGCGTCCAGATCGAACTCCGACCATGGCGCTCCCGTAGTTTCTGCCGTGCGCGCAGCGGCGAGGATCGTGAAGCGCAGCGCCTTGGCGGCATGCGCGCGACGCCCCTCCAACTCCACCAGGAACGCCGGCACGTCGCCGTAGGGCATTGCCTCGTGATGGCGAGGCTTGGCCACTTTCGACGGACGCGGCAGCAGCTTGTCCAGGTGCCCACGCCACCGCGCCGGATTCTCTCCGGACCGATAGCCGGAAACTCGGGCCCAATCGAGGATCCGTTCGATGCGACCGCGCACCCGGGTTGCCGTCTCTGTCTTCGTCGTCCAGATCGGCTGCAGGCATGCCATCACGGCTGCGGTGTCGATCGCCGCCACCAGTGTTTCACGGTCAGGCCCATAATCGGCCAGCGACTGCCGCCACTGCTCGGCCTGCGCGTCATTCTTCCAGCCGTGGTGGTGTGCGTCGATGTATGCATCCGCGCATGCTCCCCACGACATGCCCACGGCCTCCTGAGCAGCCCGGCGCGCGGCGAGCGGGTCGATGCCTTGCAGGATGGTCTGCCGATGCCTGAGCGCCGCCTGTCGCGCGTCCTGCAAGCTCACCAACGCCACGGGGCCTAGGCCCATCTCCCGGCGCTTGCCGGCGAGCTGGTAGCGGAGCACCCAAGACCGCGTGCTGGCCGCTGTCACCTGCAGGTACAGGCCACCCCCATCTGCGTGGTAGCCTTCCTTTGCCGTGGCGACCTGCCGCGCCGACAGCCGATGAATCGGACGCCCCAT